TAACGCGAGATAATTATGCTACAAAAAATTAGAATACAACCGGGATTTAATAAGCAGGTCACAGCGACTGGTGGCGAGGGCCAATGGATAGGTGGTGATTATGTTAGATTTAGATATGCCACACCAGAAAAAATAGGGGGTTGGGCTCAATTAGGAGATAATACTCTTACAGGAAGAAACACCGCACTACATCATTTTGTCAACGCGTCAGGAATTAAATACGCTGCCCTTGGTACAAACAGATTTTTATATGTATATTCTGGAGGAGTTTTTTATGACATTACTCCTCTTAAAAGTACAACAACATTAACAAGCGCCTTTACAACAACACAAAGTGATGCAACAGTTACAATTACTTTTGCATCTGCTCATGGTATATCTAAATACGATATTATCCGTTGTGATAATTTTAGCTCTGCTACCAATTCTAATTTTGACGATGATGATTTTGACGACGTAAATTTTATGGTCGCAACGGTTCCAACTTCAACAACGATTACTATTGAAATGGGATCCGTTGAATCTGGATCAGGAGCTAGTACTTCAGGTGGAGTAAGAGTTAAACATTTTTATTCAATAGGACCTGCGGTTGAAGAATCAGCAGCTGGTTGGGGACTTGGTCAATGGGGTGGTACTGTTTCTGGAGAAATTACAGATACACTAGATGGTGCTTTAACAAATGCATCGACAAGTATTGTTCTAGATAATTCTGCATCAATGCCTGCTTCAGGAACAGTCTTAATAGATAGTGAACGAATTGCTTATACTTCAAATACAACAGGTACTAATACTTTATCAGGATTAACAAGAGGATCAGACAATACAACAGCTGCATCGCATTCAGATGGTGCAACGGTTACCGATGCATCGGACTATACGAAATGGGGTGCATCGCAAACTGGAGATATTGTTACAGCCCCTGGTCTATGGTCCCTGGACAATTTTGGAAATAAACTTATTGCAACTATCTTTGATGGTGCAACTTTTGAATGGGATTCAGATGCAACTGGTGCAACATCTACACGGGCAACGATTGTTGCCAATGCACCAACAGCAGCGATACAGACTTTAGTATCTACACCTGACAGGCACTTAGTTTTTATTGGAACAGAAACAACGATTGGAACGACATCAACACAGGACGACATGTACATAAGATGGTCGGATCAGGAGAGCATCAATGCTTCAACTTCATACGCGCCTTCAGCAACCAATACCGCTGGTACACAGAGACTGGCCGACGGAACACGGATCGTTGCAGCGATTAGAGGTCGTGATGCAATTTACATTTGGACAGATACATCTTTATTTATTATGAGATTTGTTGGTGCGCCTTTCGTATTTTCATTTCAACAAGTTGGAACGAACTGTGGATTGATTGGAAAAAATGCAGCTGTTGAGGTTGATGGTTCTGCATACTGGATGTCAGAGAATGGTTTCTTCAGGTACACTGGTAGATTAGAATCATTAGCATGTTTGGTTGAAGACTATGTTTTTGATGATATTAATACAGTTCCTAAACAACATATTTATGCAGGATTAAATAATTTATTTGGTGAAGTTACATGGTTCTATCCAGGTAGTGGTGCTGCATCTAATAATAGATCGGTTACTTATAATTATATGGATTCAACACCGGAGCGACCTGTATGGACTACAAGTTCTTTAGCAAGAAGTACTTGGGCAGACTCACATATATTTGGTAAACCACACGCAACAGAATATGACTCTGATGCTACGAGTGATTCAACCGTTGGTAACACGGATGGTGTTACAATATACTATGAACACGAAACAGGAGTTAATCAAATTAAGGCAGGTTCTTCTACAGCTATTGCTGCAAGTATAGAGTCTGGTGATTTTGATATATCAGCAACACAGGGTGGTGGAGCAGATTTAAGAGGCGATGGTGAGTACATGATGAAAATTAGAAGAGTGCTTCCAGATTTTTTAACTCAAACTGGAGATGCAAGAGTGACATTAAACTTAAAAAATTATCCAACAGATTCACAAGCAAGTTCTTCATTAGGACCCTTTACATCTTCAACAACCACAGATAAAATAGACACACGTGCAAGAGCAAGAGCTATATCTTTAAAGGTTGACAATACAAGTACTGGACAACACTGGAAATTAGGTACTTTTAGATTAGATATACAAGCGGACGGGAGAAGATAATGGCTAGAATTGTACAATCATTAACACAACCACTAGAAAAATACGATCAACAGATTCAACAATCATTTGTTAGGGACGTTGATAGTATAGTACAAAAATTAAACACATCCTTTCAACAGGATTTAAAAGATGAGGCAGAAGCGGAAAGCTTCTTTATGGCATAATGGCTAATACATTTGTAAATAAAAAAGTAGATTTAACGAGCACCAGTGCTACGACTTTGTATACTGTACCATCGGCTACAACAGCTGTTATTAAGTCTATCCTCGTATCTGAAGATTCAGGTAATGCTGATACTATAACAGTGACTATAACTGATACAGATGACGCTGTTTTTAGCCTTTTTAAGACTAAAGCAATATCTGCTAATGCAACAACCGAATTATTATCTGCACCCCTAGTGGTTGCAGAAAGTGAAGTAGTAAAAGTAACCGCAGCAACGGCTAATAGACTACATGTCGTATTGTCTGCGCTCGAAATTAAACCTAGGATCGTTACATCATAGGCTTGATTTATGTGTACAAACAAAGTAATATTATTAACCCAGGTGAAATTCCTGCCTTTAACAAAATAACAGAAAAATTATGGCTATAGATAGAACAGGAATATCATCACTAGACACGGGAGCATCGGACATTACCTATACAGGTGACCAAGGACCTAAATCTCCAGACCAAATGTTAATGGCTTCTGCTGATCCTATGTTAGTAGAAGAATATGATAAATACGTTTTTGAAATGGAAGAACAAGGACTTCAACCAATATCATTTAAAGAATTCGTTCAACAGATTATGTCAGGTATGGCTGATGGCGGAATCGCGAGACTGGGATATAAAGATGGTTACTCGGTTCAAGGTGGAGTTAAGAATTATTTAGGAAATCAAGAAACAGTAAATAATGTTCCAGTTAAATGGCAATCAGGGCCAGATAAACCTGAAACAGAATTAGCTTATATTACAAAAGCAGAAAAAGATTTAATACTTAAAAAAGATTTACACGGATCATTACAAGATGGACCAAACATGGGACCTGGTGGTCTTATGTCTTTAGATAGTGCAGGATCAGGTTATGGTGGACCAGGCCCAGGATCTTCTAGCGGTGGTCAAGGTGGCGGTCAAGGTGGCGGCGGCCCACATTATGATCCAGTAGCAGCGGCACAAGCTCAAGCAGCAGCCGTTGAAGCAGAAAACAGAAGAATTGAAGATTCTAAAAGAATAGCGAATGAAATAGCTGCAGCTAAATTAGAAAACATGGCAAAAAACTATGCAGAGGATTATCAAGATCGTAAAGTTTCAGATGCAATTGTATCAGGTCGAGGAATAGGAGATTATCCAACGGGTATACATGATGTAACAGGTATGCCACAACAACCACCAGGAGGTGGAGATCCAGATATGTATTGGATAGGAGATACAGGAGGAGCAAATATTACTGTACCAGGAGATGAGCAATATCAAACAATATCTCCAAAACCCATAGGAGATTATGAAGACGACAAAATTTTAAGAATAGCAGCAGGTGAAGAGCCTGGTTATAGACCACAAGATGAAAGACCTTTTGGTTTAAGTAAAGAAGAAGCTTTTAGACAAGGTAAGATTACTGAAGATCAATATAAATATTCAGATCCAGTTCTTACATTAGATCGTGGTTTAGATACAGGCACAACTGGACTCGGCGGCGGTGCAGGTGGCGCAGGAACCAATGTACCCGGAACACCTATAGTTCCAGAAGGAATAACAGCAGCAGAATCAGCACAATCTTTTGAAGATGCTAAAGCAGCAGAGATTGCAAAAGTGCAAGCAGCGGCAGCAGGTGGAGCGCCTTTTAAAGATTATTATGTTGGAGGAGATCCAACTACAGAACAAGAAAAATTTATGCAAGAAGCAGGCGCAGCAGCGTCAATGGTGGGCCGAGAACAATGGCCCGCGGCTTATGGTGGAAGAGTACCAGCAGCTTTCGGTGGCATTATGGATAGTGCAACTGGAAGACGAGCTTATGGTTTAGGAAGTATTGGAAAAGCACTTGGCAAAGCAGCGAAAGCTGTTGGCAAAGTTTTAAAAAGTCCAGTAGGTATGATGGCTTTAACAGGTTTATTAGGAGGCCAAGCAGGATTGTTTGGAGGAGGAATTAAAGGACAAGGTTGGAAGAAATTTTTACTGGGAGCACGCGGAGTAATGTCAGAACAACCATTTGGAGGTAATCTAAAATCAGTAGGACCAGGTACTTCAGGTCTTTTAAGCAGATTGGGATTAACTAAAGGCGAAGGCTCTTGGATGCCAACAGCGTTTGGTGGTATACTAGCTACTTCAGCAGCTCCATTCCTATTTCAAGGAAAAGGTGAAGAAGGCACAAACCTTGCCAACATGGACTACGGACCAAAATTAGATCTTCTTGGAATAAGAAAAAAGATTTTAGCTAAAAAAGGAACACGAGAAGAGTTTCCATATTTGAATCCAGATCAATATGCAGCTCAAGGCGGAAGAATTGGGTATCAGGACGGACGATCAGTTAGATCAATAGCTTTAAATCAACTGTATGGAATTATGCCTAAAAGAAAAGAAGCTCAAGAAGGTGGCTTAATGGATTTAGGTGGCATGGAAAAAGATTATAGAGAAGAAGGTGGGTTTGTACCAATAGGTGGACAAGAACGAGCTGATGATGTACCAGCAAGATTAAGCAAAAACGAATTTGTATTTACAGCAGATGCAGTCCGTGCGGCAGGCGGAGGAGACATCGATGCTGGCGCTGAAGTAATGGAAAACGTTATGAATAACTTAGAACAAGGCGGACAAGTATCAGAAGAATCTCAAGGATTAGAGGGCGCAAGAAACATGTTCGCTACAGCGCAAAGATTAGAAGGAGTATTAT